CATGATAGTTGAACGGTGAGGTCAACTTTGAAGGTTTCGCTGAAGATGTCCGTTTGGTTTTTACGGTCATACAAATACAAACCACGCTGAACAACGTCGCGTGTCTTGTCTACCGCATCAACGAAAAGAGTTTCATCCGGCAACCTAAGTTTTCCGGTGTCCTCCTTGATGGGCTCGTAGTCCGTAATGGTGTTGAAGTGCCACTCTTCGGTTTGCACTTCCTTTGAGACTTCGCGTAAAGCGGTCAAGGCGGTGCTGGCAGAAATTGGTAGTGCTGCTGAGTCAGCTAGCGTGTTTACGGGTGCTTCACCAATATGCCCAAGCATTTGGTTTACACTTTCTAGTTCAGTAGTTAGAGCCATTTGTTTATTTTAAGTTAGCAACGCCAGCGTTTAAGAGCGAGCGCTTTTCTTGTAGGGCGACCTTTTTTGTCTTTCATAGGTCCTTTGACGCCCGACATGCGAGCACAGAATGATTTTCTACGAGCAGCCCTTTTTCCTTTAGGGTTTTTCTCCGTAACCGGGGCTTTGAGATTAGAGCCTGTTTTGCGGTTATAGTGGTCGCGACCTTTTTTGGTGAGACCGCCTTTCTTAGACTTATGTTCTATCCGCATATTTACTCTCTTTTTCATAGGAAAAAAAGGGGCCTCCAAAGACTGTTCTAAGGAGGCCCCTAGGGGGTATGTATTAAGCAATAACGCTCACAGCACCTTCAGGACGAAGAATACCATGACCCATTGCGTATTTGGCAAGCATGAGGGTCGCTTGCTTAGGAATGGAGTATTCCGATTCCACAGCGAGGTCCATAAGCTTGACAGTTCCGATAGCGGACTTGTGACCAGCAACGAACTTAAGAACGTCGAGACTTGAGTCAAGATAACCCTTGTCAGCCGAAGCGCCGTCAGCGTCGTCGAACGGGTTGTTCTTAGCGTTGACGTCATCAGAGGTGACTTCGTTCGTGGTGATGTCAGACAAGTGCGTCGAGCTGAAGATTTTCAGTCCAACAAGCTCCAACACCTTACCAGAAGCAATGCTACCAGCACCGCTGAAGTCGCGGTTGATGGCTGCGTTATCACTGCCTGCGAGGAGGTAGTAAAGCTCAGGCGTCAGGACAACGAAGCGGTCTTCAGACGGGATGTCATTTTCGTCCAGCTTCTGCGCGATGAGGCGGAAGGTCTGGATGAGGTTAGCAGCAGTGCTAAGGTCCGCAGGAGCACCAGTGGTGGTTCCCAAGTCAATCTTGATACCGTTACCAGAATCAGGGTTAGCTTGCGCAGAAGCGGCCACTTGAGAAGCAGCAACGAGAGTCCGCATAGTAGCGAGGTCGAAGCGCTTAGAAAGTGCACGTCCCAACTCGGTCGAATAGGCAGAACGCACGTCGTAGTGGTTCTTCAACTCGTCGATGTTAGCGATGGACGTAGCTGCAATCAGCACGTCATCAATGTTGATTACGCGCTCTTTGTGCTTAATCGTTGAAACGTAATCAGTGCCGTTGTTGGCTTCAAATACGTCGTCACCGGGGGTGTGATACTTAGCAGTTGCTTTGCCCATAGTGGGGAACTGCGCCGACTTACCACTCGAAATAGTCCGAACGGTATGGAGGTCTTTCATCACGTTAGTTTCTTCAAACGTGGTGAGAACTTCGTTAGCAAATACCTTTAGAAACAAAGCGTCGGTGTCTCCAGTGAGATTGCTTTGTCCAAGGCGGGATGGGGTAATAGCTCCATTAGCCATAATATAATTTTGTTAGGTTAGTTTGGTTTGTTTTAGGTTTTTCAGGTCGGTCGATGCGTCGTTCACTCAACAGCGTTATCCTTTCGGGCACTCTGGTTACTTGTATGCTTATCCAACAGGAAATAGTAGATACCGTCAGCTAGGTGTTGACCCAGCTTGGTCGGTTTGGAGAACAAGATGTAGTCTTTCTTGTCGTCTCCGAAAAATGGTTCGCAAAGAACAGCAGGAAGGGCATCATTTTTCATGAAGCTGAATCCTCTGTCGGCTGCTCTGGCTGCTTTGACTCCTCTGTTTCGGTTGCCATAAGCAGCGATAATAGATGTTTGAATGTGTTGTGCTAGTTTACGTCCTTTAGGAGAACCGTAACGATACCAAGTCTCGCAACCTCGGACATTAGGAACACCAGAGGCGTTGAAGTGAAGCTCTACGGCTAACGTGGCTCCGTCTAGCTTGAGCTTCTTTCGAATGTATGCCATCGCGGTGCGGTAGGTTCGCCCTTCGTAGGTCGAGTAAAGAACCGAACGCACACCTTTATCTTGAAGGGTTTTTTTAAGCGCCTTCCCCGCTTCTAAGTTGTAACTCCATTCGTCAACCGTGCCGTCGTAATTTAAAGCACCTTTGTCACCCGGACGGGAATGACCAATACAAATACCTACAAGCTCACCTCGCCTCAAGCTTCGCGGCGTATCTGAGCAGTTCTGCGATGGTTTGTTTCTCTTCAGGCGAGAAAGAATGTTCTTCAAGTATTGAAATAAAGTATGGAATTTCACTTTTACTTAGAGTTGTGCAACCAGTCGTCGATACGCTTATCCATGCGACGATGGCGATTCTTTTTATACGACTTAGTATACTCATCTTTTACTTTGAAAAAGACATCAGCAATCTTAGGAAACGCAAGCATGAGCGATACCAGCAGCTTAATCATTTCTTCTTTTTCTTCTTCTTGGGAAACCCTGCTTTCATATTAGCGTAGCTTTTGTCGCTAACGGTAGAGTTTTTCTTAGACCTACTGATTTTAAGTCTCTTCCGGTTGTTTATGTTTCTATACAAGCTCACTTGCTCTTAGCCTTTCCGATGTTTAGCGCTAGCCAGCTAACAACCTTGTTTGCTCGGGCAATCCAAACATTAGCACTGTCGTTAGGAATAAGAGTAGCCAGAATACTTGCTACGGATACAACACCCGTAAGGAGTTGAATGACCGTTTCTTTGTTGGTGTTTAACCAGTTGATTACTTCTGTCATGGTTTATATAGGTTATAGGTTGGAAAGTGCGAGTCTACGCTCTACTTCGGCTCGGTAAGCTGGGTCTACTTCGTAGCGCTTACGCCCTGTGGCGTCGCGTTCCGACATTGCTGCCATGACTTGTGCACGGCTTTCAAAGGCTGAGACGCCAGAACCTGCTGTCTTGCCCTGTGCGAGCGTAGGCGAGACGCCATTGGCTTCTTCGTATTTACTCTTTAGCCAATCAATAGCAAGTGCGGCTTGCTCGTCGCTTCCTGTTTCTAGGGCTTGGTTGTAAGCGCTGAGTTGTTTTTCGCTCATGTTATCCGAGGCCCACTCAGAAATCTTTTCGTAAGACTCACGACCACCGACTGTAGACAAAAGAGCCTCCTCGCCTGACTGTTGTAAAGCAGTTTGTCCTTCAATGTAAGAATCAACTAACTCCTTACTAAGACCAACCTCTTTTAGTTTTGCGTAGGTGTCATCCGTGAGACCACCGTTTTCAAAGAACTCCACAGAAGCGTTAGTAATAGCGTCATTCTGGGAAGGTGTATCCTCGGAAGGCTTTTCGGTAGGCGGGAGGTCTTCCTCGCTTTCTTCTTCCGAAGATTTACCTAAGCGCGTCTCTAGGTTGTTGTAGGCGTTGGCTAAGTCTTCTGGAGACTTAAACTTATCAGGGAGCCACTCTGGGCGGTCCTGTGACTGCTGTTCTTGTTCTTGTTCTTCAATCTTAGCAGCTTCTTCTTCTAAGGTGACCTGCTCTGAGGCGGTCTTGTCGTTGATTACATGTGATTCACTCATGGCTTACGGTTGTTGTTGTGATTCTTCCGGGGGAGCTTCCGGTGGGGCTGCTGCTGCGTCTCGGGCGATGTTGCCTAGAGCAGCAACTCCTTGTGGAGCAGCTTTAGAAGCCATCTCCATCATTTGAGCTTGTTGCATCTCTTGTTGCATCTCTTCCTGAGTCTTAATCAACCCAGCAGTCTTGATGCCTAAACTGGTAGCTCTACGCTTAAAGTATTCGTCAACCTTAACGAACTGTCCGATAGCTTGAGGTCCTACGACTTGGGCAGCACCAGCTAAGAACATATCCAACTTTTGAAGGTCGTTTCCTCGTCCAAGGGCCTCAACACCCGTAATGATAACAGGCTTGACCAAGTCTTTAGGGAGTTTGGGAAGACGTCTGTCGGTGGTCATGATGTCCATGACCCGGTTGACCATAGGAAGCTGTAGCTCGTTACTTAACAAAGAGTAGAGACCACCCAAGGCAGACTCTAGCTCCATAGTGAGCATACGAATCTCCTCGGCTGTAACACGCTCTGCGTTACGAACAACACCTGAAGTTAGAAGAAATGCTTGTCCTAAGCGTTCTTTGATTGAGTTAGAGGTATCAGCCGCGATTCTAAAGTCATTGAACTTGTTAAGCTGAAGGACGGAGACGTCTTGAGCGTTGCCCTGTGTGATTGCCCCGTTGGGGCTTTCAGCGAGAGTCTTAGCTCTCGTTGTGCCATTAGGGTTCACTAAGAACAGAACCTTAGCAGCAGCAGCGGAGCCTTCAACGATAGCCTGAGTAAGAGCCTCCAAACTAATAAGGTCTCCAAGGTATTCCTCTACATATCCCCGCCCATAATCCTCCCCGTCAATCTTAGAGAAACGAAGGGGAATGTAGGGTAGTTTGTCCTTGGGAAAAGAACCCATGGAACTCTCAATGACGTTACCTTTAATCTCTTGGTGGACGTGCCATTTATCATTGACCAACTCCACACAAGTATACAAATCACAGGTCTTTCCGGTAGTCTCGCCTTCAAGGTAGCCAGCGGCGGCTTTAAGTTCGTCGGTAAGAGTGTTGTAGTTTAGAGTTTCCTTAGTGATGATTTTCAGTGGATTCCCCATAGGGTCTCGGCTGATAACGTAACGGTCCAAGTGGAAGACTCTTAGTCCTCCTTCTGGGGGGATATACAGGAGAGAGTTACCTGTAATAATAAGGTTCTTAAGAGCCTCATGAACACCAACCCGGTAGGATTGACGACTGATTTCTTCCATCACAGTGTCTTCTACATGTTGTAGCGCTGACTCCATCTCTGTGATGATTTCTTGAGTAGCCCCCTCCGCACGAAGCTTAGGTTCGTCGAAGTTGAGACGGAAAAAAGGGGCATTGGGAGCGAGTAAGGCTAGTAGTAGTTTAGATGCTAAGTTGTTGACTCCTCTTGCTCCAATGCCCTGAAATGGTGTATACAGGCGTGAGTGTGAATTGTGCCCGTCTTCGGGCATTACATAAGGTAAAGTTAGTTTAGACGCTTCTCTCGCCCTGTCGATGAAAGGCTGGCGTTCGCTTTCTAGCGCATTATAGCGTGATTCTGCGGAAGTGTTCATTTATAAAATAGATTGTATTCGCTTATAGTTCCTCGGGTGCTTCAGGCTTAAGCGAAAGCCATTCCAACTCCGTTACGATAGACAAGTCTCCTTGCTCAATGTAGGGCTCAAGTGCTGAAAGGTCGTCCGCAGTTACTCTCCAAGTTGCTAGTTGTAACATTAACTGACCGCTACCGTCGGTGGTTGTCAAAACCTCCTCGATTGGTGGTAGACCACGCAGGGTCGAGGCTTTAGCTCCCCCGATTGGATAGCCTCTTGACTCGTCAACGTATCCAGAGAGGGCTGGATAAGCTTCTGGAGTAGCAAAGAAGAAAAACCAACCTGAGTCTAACTGGTCTTGCTCCAGTTCAGTGAGGGGAGGTTCTAAAATATTTTCGTCACTCATTATTTTACATGGTCATACATTTTAGCGGATTCGGCAGCAGAGAGCACGCGGTCGAAAAGGTATATTTGTTCAACGTCAATCGCGGCGTTACCACTTAGAGACCCCGCACCAATACGGAATTTGCTAGCGTTGAGCGAATAAGACCTGCTATCCGTCTGAAGGGAAGCGTTGTCTATTTTTGAGTAATGAGAACCATTAGAGATGCTTATTTCCGCGACGATTGTTTCGTTGTCGTCGTTCCATTTACCAGACTGCGACATAACAGAAGCAGCAATATATGTCCTACCGCTTGTGCCTGTAGTTCCGTTACCGGCGTAAAGGATGGCTGCGTTGGATAGCCAGTGGTCGGTGCGATACAAAGCTAGGGTGGTAGGTGATGTATTACTGAATGTGTCGCCGTTTACAGCAAACTTAATAAACGCATGAGCCGTGTTGACATCTGAGCTTAAACTGTTGCCAATGTAATCATTTGAGCCGTCAAACCGGAGGACGTTTCTGCGTATAAGAGTCGCGGGGTTGGAACCTGTTCTGTTAATAGTAACGGTCTGGCCTGTCGAGCAACTAAACGAGGATGCCTTGTGGTCACCGTCTGAGAAATCAATGTCTAAGACAGGCGAAGCGGTGTCTGGAGAAGCGGAGTTCCATACTTTAGTCGATAAGACTGGCCCGTTGAATGGATAAGACGACCCTCCGTTGTATGTTCCAACTTCTAACGGTTGTGCTCCGTTTACCAACGTAGTCGCACTACCCGACACAGGCGAACCTATTTGCTGCCATCCATTCCCGGTGTAAAGGTTTTCGTAAAACTTAATCGAGGAGCCATCCCTAATAACTCTTATCCCGCCTTTCGCCCCGTCCACGAGATTATGCGAGGCGGTCGAGTAGTGGTAATTCTGTCCTCCCGAAGTGTTATAGAGAAAGAACAGTGTGCCGTTCGCCTGTAACCGGACAAAATATCCACCGGAACTCGTCCATTTACCAATCAATGAGAGCGCGAGACCGGCGTGCCAGTCTTCGGAAGACCCTACGAATTCCAAGGCGAAATCACCGAATCCGTCAAGGTTATCCGCATCCGGCACACTCGCGTAATTCCCGCTAACTCCGGGAAGATACAAATGACCGTCTCCGAGTGGAACATGGGCAACGGGTTGTTTGGAAGACGTAGTCTGGGTTGCGTTCACTCCCCCGCTTACTTTGTTTTCAAGAGTTGCAACAAGGTCTAAGTTTTCCGCAGCCCCGTCACCAGCAGCGAGCATCGAGGTT